AAACAGAGCATAATCTACATGTTATAGATAATGTGTTAGCAATATTACAAGAATATAAAAGTCAATTAGTATTGTATACATATGATTCATTATTGTTTGATTTTGATTTATCCGATGGCGGTGATCTTGTACATACGTTAGTTGATACGATATCAAGTCAAAACAAATTTCCTGTAAAAATTAAAGTTGGTAGTGATTATCATAGTATGATGACTATGAATTATCGTAAGTGATATTTATATAAAATTGATTATGACTACGGACAAGATAATAAGAGAATGGTTCTATAGGCTACCCAAAGGATATGCCGAACAACCTTACACGGAAGAAGAACTTGCAGTGTTAGATGAAGTGATGGCTAAATACCAAACGCCAGATCACAAAATAATTACCGAAGAGGCTGAAAGTATTAATATAACCGATGTTAAAAAATTAATCGATGAAGCAGATTTAGATGCCGACGAACTAGCAGAAGTACAGCAACTAATAGTTTCATTAGGATTCCGTAGGACTATACTACCGTACTTAGCTAGTAAAGGTATTGTATCAGATGCATACCAGCTCGGCGCTCGTGCAGTGCGTGTAGTATTTGATCGTATTGCGCATTTACCGAACGTAACAGATGTGATTGAATATTTCAAATCACCCCCTGATTTAGTATATGATCGTACAACCGGCCGCGGCAATATTGTAGATGCCTCCGGCCTGCCAAGCGAAACGATATTCGAACTAATGGAAATACAGCCTGGAGCAGATGCCGGCGGCAATTCTACCGGACCAGCCGAAATAGCATTAGCATTATTATTTGGAAATGTAGATAATATGCAAGGCGGCGGTGACCTAAAAATGGAAGGTCGTATATTGGAAGTAAAAGGTAAAGAAGCACGATTAGGGTCTCAGGCTCGTGGAAAAAAATTACTTGAATCGTCATTTATAGGTTACATGTTCGATAGTGCAATTAATTTAGGATTAATTACCGGTGAAGAATATGATCAATTTATGAATGATACAGATCATAGAAATATTGCTATTGCTATACGAGATGCACATGACATGTTAGTAACAGATAATGACTATGATAAAAATGAATTTATAGCTGCAGTACAAAAAGGTATTGGTAGTATCTTTTTTGAAGATAGTGCAACTACTAAAAAATATTTAACAACTTCGACTAACTATAACGATGTTAATGAAATTATGAAACAGATGGTTAAAATTAACATTGATGCATATATGTCTAAGATCAAGGCTGATATGATATTACTTCATAAATTTAGGCCAAAAAAGCCCGACTTTGATTTCGTTGTAGTAAACAGAGAAGAGATTGAAAGTGTAGTCGAATCGGGTACAATTCGGTTAGGTTCAAAGAAAAAGGAAGGCAGCTTCTTTTGGCACGATACAAATCCAGGCGTTGTGTTGTCGGTATGATAGGAGAGAGAAATTGAAAACGCAATTATTATGTACATTTGCACATAAAAAGGATTTAGATTTGATTGTAGATTATATATCAAATTCATACTCAGTAACTGAACGTCGTATGTTTGTATTTAGTAATCATGACGATTCGAATGAACTTTACGTGACATACAATGTAGAACCAGATGATTATCGTAAAACACCAAATACAATAATGATACATCGTAAAAAAGAAACAAATACATTGTATTCGGTTAATGCATTAAATGCTGTTATTAAAGAATGTAACAACGGAATTCTTGATAAAACTTTTGTCATTCCATGGCATAATTATCAAAATTCACTTATATTAGCAGATGGGGAAGAGGTGCGCCATATTAGGCTTAAAATGGTAAAACGGATAAATTTATGAAACGATCAGATCTAAGACGTATGATAAAAGAAGAGTTACTTACGCTTATTAATGAAGCGGACGAACGCAATAGATATCTAGTAGATATAGCGAATTCGGTATGGCGCGAAACGCAAGACTTAGAATTTTTAATGCGCCCCGGTATGGTTCCATTTCCAGAGTATGTATCAGATGAGAATCGTAGACAGGTGATAGAATTGTTAATGGCATATAAAGCGCAGAATGCAAATCGCGTACCCAATATGGTAAATATCGATGCACTAGGCCGTACGGATCGTGCCTTATATAACACATTAATTGACTTACTTACAAAATAACAATTGACAACTTTTTTAACATTTCTCTTTGACGTAAGAGAGATAACCTTTATATTTAACTAATAATTATTAAACCATTAAAAATAGGAGTAACAAATGGCAATTGATTTAGACGCTATCAAAGCAAAACTTAACAAGTTAACTACGACGACTACTCGTCAAAATAATCTGTGGAAGCCTGAACCAGGTAAACAGGTAATTAGAATCGTCCCTTATCAGTTCGATCGTAATAATCCATTTCAGGAACTTTATTTCCATTATGACCTGGGCAAGAAGAATTATCTATCGCCGGTAACATATGGCAATGCTGACCCGGTTGCGGAGTTTGCAGAAAAGCTTAAGTCTTCTGGTAATTCCGATGAATGGAAGCTCGGTAAGAAGCTTGAGCCGAAAATGCGTACATATGTCCCTATTATCGTACGTGGTAAAGAGTCCGAAGGTGTAAAGTTTTGGGGCTTCGGTAAGACAGTTTATACAGAGCTATTAGGATTCGTAGCAGATCCAGATTATGGTGATATTACCGACCCAGTAACAGGTCGCGATATTGTTGTAGAATTTACGCCTGCCGATGGACAATCTTATCCGAAAACGTCTATACGCGTTAAGCCGAATACCTCGGCCGTTACGGAAGATAAGAATATTGCCGAGCGTATTGCTAACAACCAGCCAGATCTCAAAGTTATCTTCAAAGAACCTACCTATGATGATCTTAAGCAAGCTTTGCAGTCTTGGCTAAATCCTGAAGAAGGAGAAGAGACTACTACTGAAGCTAGTAATGAAACAACGTCACCGCCGGCGCAAGAACCTATCGCTAATAAGGTAGATGACGTAAGTGCAGCTTTTGATGAGCTGTTTAACGAATAAAGGAGTTATAAATGTCGAAGTCGAAAAGCGACCTTGCGGATGATCTAGCCGCATCCCTAGCTAGTGACCTTAATAAAAAATTTAAAGGCACTGGATTCCAAACAGCATATTTCTTAGATAGAGATACTGCATCACCTTCAGAAGTCCGTGGCTGGGTTGAAACTGGATCATCTATGCTTGATCTAGCTATTTCGAACCGACCCGGCGGAGGGTTTCCAGTCGGACGTATTACAGAAATTACGGGTCTAGAAGCATCTGGAAAATCTTTGTTAGCAGCACATGCATTAGCTAATACGCAACAACAAGGTGGATTAGCAGTATATATTGATACTGAAAATGCAGTTAGCAGAGAGTTCTTAGAAGCAATAGGCTTGGATCTTTCCAAAATGTTATACGTACCACTCGAAACGGTCGAAGATATTTTCGAGGCAATTGAAAGTATCACCGAATCGGTACGTAAATCTAACAAAGATAAACTCGTTACTATTGTTGTAGATTCTATTATGGGTGCATCTACAAAAATTGAAATGGCTAAGGAGTTTGATAAAGACGGATATGCAACTGCAAAAGCAATCATCCTTTCCAAAGGTATGCGTAAGCTTACTAATATGATTGGACGAGAACGTATTTGTGTAATATTTACAAATCAACTACGTACACGCTTAGGAGTTGCATTTGGTGATCCATATACTACATCGGGTGGAAAGGCAATACCATTCCATGCTTCGGTACGGTTACGTTTAAAATCAATTGGGCAAATTAAAGTTAAGAAAGATGGCGTAGATCAGGTCATCGGTATTAAGACTAGAGCCCAAGTGGTTAAGAATAGAATGGGACCACCGCTTAAATCAATTGATTATGATATCTATTTTGAATCAGGTATTGATGATTATGGCGGCTGGCTCAATGTTATGAAAGATTATAAACTTATTTCTCAAGCCGGCGCTTGGTATACCTATACTAAGCAAGATGGAAAGGATGTGAAGTTTCAAAGTAAAGATTTTGAAAAGAAACTAGCTGAAGACCCGGAATTGAAGCAAGAGATATATAATGTAATCTGCGAATCATATATTCTAAAATATAAACCAGGCGAGGATATAGGTATTGATGATGTCGAGATTGATGAAGAGTTTGTAAGCGAAGAAGGATGAGATCTAGATATCAAGAACTATTGGATGAAGTAGATCGCGAGCATCGCGAGGGCAAGTCGTTAAGTAAGAACAGCCATCTTCTTATCATAGACGGATTAAACACATTCATACGAGTTTTTTCTGCAGTACCTGCTCTTAACGATGACGGGGATCATATAGGCGGAGTGACGGGCTTTTTACGGTCCGTCGCTTCCGTCATCCGTTTACATAAACCAACACGATGTATTATTGTCTTCGATGGTAAGGGTGGCTCTCGACGTCGTAAAGAAATGTATCCCGACTATAAAGCTAATAGAGCAAATAAAACGGCATTTAATAGATACAAAGAATTTGCTAGCTTAGAAGATGAACAAGCTTCAATGCGTAGGCAATACGGCCGGCTAATTGAATACCTACATTGTTTGCCTATAACAATGTTAGCAGCCGATCAAGTTGAAGCAGACGATGTAATTGCATATATTGCAAATGAAATATACACTGATCAGGATGAACGTGTAACTATATGTTCGACTGATAGAGATTTTTTGCAGTTAGTAGATAATCGTATTAATGTATGGTCGCCAATTAAGAAAAAAATGTATACGCCAGCACTCATGCATGAGGAGTTCGGTTTTAGTCCTAAAAACTATCTATTATATAGAGCATTCATAGGCGATAAATCAGACAACATACCAGGCATCAATGGCGTAGGTGGAAAGAGTTTATTGAAATACTTTCCGATGTTTGTAGAAGATAGAGAACTTAGTATAAACGAAATTGTCGAACATGCTGCGATTGCAGAAAAACGATATAAAGTGTATGATCGGGTTAATGAATCTAAGGCACAAATAGAGTTGAATTATAATCTAATGCAACTCAAACAAGTAAATATGGACGGGCGTACAAAATCTATAGTACGAGAGACTGTACATAACGATATTGATCGTTTGAATGTACTAGAATTCAAGAAGATGTTTATGGCAGATAAAATGTATACGGTGATAAAGGATCTAGATAATTGGCTAGCTAAATCATTCAATACATTAAATGCTTTTGCATCTCTTTGATCATATCGAAAATTTTCTTATAATTAATGTATGACCGATAGATTAAGTTCGTACGGATATAACTTTCAGATTAAAGTTATAACGGCGTTATTGACAGATAAAACATTCTTACAACAAATATCAGATATTCTATCACCGAAATACTTTGAGAGTGAAGCAAATAATTGGTTGATAGATGAAATATTGCAATATAATACTGAATATAAAAGTCCGCCGACATTAGAAGTACTTAAAGTACGATTGGAGGAAGTTAATCATGATGTGTTAAAAACGCAAATTGTACAACACCTTAAAGATGCCTGGAAATATACCGAATCCACAGATTTAGAATTTATTAAGCAACAGGCTCTAGATTTTTGCAAAAATCAAGAAATTAAAAAAGCAATTCTTAATTCTGTCGAATTGCTTAAGACTGGGCAGTATGATGAAATTAAACATCAAGTTGATACTGCTATGAAGTCTGGTGCCGATAAGGATATTGGGCATGAATATATGACTAATATCGAAGAGCGATATTCAGACGCCGTTAGGTTTGTACAGGCAACGCCATGGGAAGTTATCAATGAATTGACAGATGGCGGCTTAGGTAAAGGTGAATTAGGTGTTATGGTCGCACCTGCCGGCATCGGTAAATCATGGGCATTAATGAATATTGGCGCGCATGCGGTTAAAGTAGGTAAAACGGTATTACATTACACATTAGAATTGAATCAAGCATATGTTGGACTACGATATGATTCGGTTATAACTGGAATTGCAAATCAAAATCTTAAACATTATCAGGACGAAGTAAAAGAACAGTTATCTAAACTAGAAGGTGATTTGATTATTAAACATTATCCGACTAAAACAGTATCCGTAATGGGATTGCGTGCACATGTCGAAAAATGTATAATGCAAGGTAAAAAGCCAGATGTTATAATCGTTGATTATGCAGATTTGTTACGAGGCCATGGACAAGAAAAGCGTCATGAATTAGAAGGTATTTATGAAGATCTGCGTGGATTGGCCGGCGATTATGAAATACCAGTTTGGACTGCATCACAAGCAAATAGATCAGCTTTAGAAGAAGATGTTATCGATGCTAGTAAAGTTGCTGAATCATATGGCAAGGTAATGGTTGCAGATTTTATTATTTCTTTATCTCGTAAAGTACAAGATAAGTTAGCCGGCACCGGACGTTGGCATATTATTAAAAATAGATTTGGTCCCGATGGCATAACATTACCGAGTAAAATGAACACGAGTAACGGACAGTTTAACATATATACAGATACGTCGGTGGATGGTAAGGATACAAAAAAGCAAATGGAAAATGGAAATGAATTGGCTCGAAAAATGCTCGCCGCAAAATTTGCAGAAATTAACAATGATGGTTTTGAATAAAAACGTTGTATTTTTTAAACAAAATTAAACTTGCTCTGAGATTCAAGTAATATTTATTTGTAAAATTACTTGAATTTGTAACTCATATGAGTTACTAACATACTCTTTAAAGGACAGAAAATAATGGACGTTTCAAATAGAATTTTATCAGACATTACCGTACATATGAAGTACGCAAAATATAACGAAGACCTACAACGTAGGGAAACGTGGGAAGAACTAGTTACTAGAAACAAAGAGATGCATCTAAAAAAATATCCACAGCTTGCTGATGAAATTGAAGATGTTTATAAACTCGTATATAATAAAAAGGTATTGCCTTCTATGAGGTCATTGCAATTTGGCGGCCGGCCGATTGAAATATCACCTAATAGAGTTTATAATTGTGCATATTTGCCGATTGATGATTGGCGCGCCTTTGGCGAAACAATGTTTTTATTATTAGGCGGTACAGGTGTTGGATATTCAGTACAAAGACACCATGTAGAAGACTTACCTGAAATACGTAAACCAAATCCAGAACGTCATCGAAGATTTTTAATTGCAGACTCAATTGAAGGTTGGGCTGATGCGGTTAAAGCGCTTATGAAGTCATATTTTTATGGTGGGTCAAAACTAAAATTCGACTTTTCAGATATTAGACCAAAGGGCGCTCGATTAGTAACGTCCGGAGGTAAAGCGCCAGGACCGCAACCACTAAAAGAATGTCTTGTAAAGATAGAAGGCATGCTATCCGAAAAAAATGACGGTGATAAGCTATCGCCAATTGAGGTTCATGATATAGTATGTCATATTGCCGATGCAGTATTAGCCGGCGGTATTCGTAGAGCAGCTCTCATATCTTTATTTTCAGCGGATGATGAT